CTGCGGATCCCAGGAGCTAGGAAGCTCCTCCCCCCGACCTATGTGGCCGGGACCCAGCGGCGTTTAAGTGAAACGGCGCCGCGCCGTACAGTTCGCTCGAGATGCTTACGGTCTACAGAAGCGGGAACTAACCCCTTCTGAAGATCGAGGAGCATTACAGGAGTGCCAACGGACAGAGGCCCTTTAACAGGCCCGGTCCGTAGCAGGCACTTCTGTAGAGCAGAGTACCCGTCTATCCTGTCACTGCGATAGACTGGCTTCGGAACCCAGACCCTTTGTTCAAGGATCTGGAGATCAGCGTTCCACCTCCTGGTGGGACGTGACCCGAAAGAAAGTACTCGACCAAGACCTGGGCTATCCGGGGGAAGCTGGGGCAGAGGCCCCAACAACCGCTCACATGTGCTAAACATGAGCGACGCTATACGGTACATGCCCTTCGATTCGAAGAGGTTGGCCGTAGCGACCCACGAGATAAGTTCCTGGACTTGCTGTCTGCTCTCGGGACGCACCTTTCTGACGTATACAGGTTGAACCTGAACACCGTAGTATGCGTCTACTCCACAAGACTCCCGAAACCTTCCGGTCAGGAATGTCTTCTGGACGTTCACCTTACAGTTGTACTGCTGTAGGCTACTGAGAACAGTACCCGCCACGTTCGTAGGTACGACGATGTCGTCCCCATAAACGTATATTCCGTCTTTCACAACCTTTCGGATGTTGCGACGGGTTGGAGAAAGTTTGTGAAACTCGAGCGAGGCCATTACACAAATCGTGTAAAAGTACATGGACTCGACCGGGAAACACAGAGCGCTACCCATGGACGCAAACTTATTCAATGGACCGATTAACTGGCCCGTTGGTAAGCTCGCGTGTGTCGATCGACATGCGTCAATAGCATCCCGGAGGTCCGGATTGCTATCAAACATCTCCAATGCTAGTTCCCGCGGAACGCGGTCACTAGCATCGGAGAGATCGATTGTGGCTTTCGAGCCATCGATCGACGACGTTAACGCCTGCAACTGGTTAACTGTCTGGTCAGTGAAGTTCACATGACCGGAAGTCAAGTCGTAGGACTCAATCGCCTCAACGAGAGACGATGAAACAGCCTGTTGAGCATATTGCATGCAAACAGGCTCAATAGCGATAACGCGGGGAGCCTTCAACGTTTTCGGAACTAGAACGACCCTTACGGGACGCTCCAACTCCGGAGGCATGAAAGTCACTTTCTCGGCTTCCTCCTCACCGGCCGCGGACACAGCGTACGCCGTGCCGAAGAACGGGAAGAAAGGCTCGAGCCTTTCATACCACTCTAACCAAACATACTTCCGATTACCGGAAATAGATTCAGCGGTGGCGCCGGGCCCATGCTTAGGGCGTAGCATGTCAGGCAGTATACTGCGTAACATGCGAGACCAAAGAGCAAACGCTGTGCGTCGGAATTTAATCCGAGCCTCAGCATCCGGCTGAAAATCGTTGAAAGCAAGCTCAACTTCGGTGAATTTGTCGATGGCTGCGATCGTCCTTGCGGGCGAACACGGCACTTCCATCTTTTTGAACGCCCGGCAGACCTGACGGACTGCGTAGACGTAGGTGGAATGATCGGCATTGACATCGAATAACCTCCCTGTCTTACGGTCGAAAAGCTGACTGAGCATACCCTTCAAAAGGCAAGGGATTGCTCCGTCTTTCGCGAAGGCGCGAAAGAACGTTGAGTCAATAAATCCTAGCTCTAGACTTCGCTCGAAGTCATCACAGAGCTGGGGGAGAGTGATCGTTAGAAACGACACACCCTCGTTTTCGACCCGTGACGTGATAGTGATCTCGTCACGTAAATCAAAGACATCGGCGGGACACAGGGCGCAGGCGTCTCTATAGACGGCTAGCGCCATCTCCAGAAGGCTTCTTACGTTGCTTTTCAAACCTCCTCCATATCTGGGGGTAGGTTTCAAGCCACGTCTTCCACCGCCCGCGGGGGGACCCTCAATCTCAAATTGAACCCGGTTTCCAGACGACTCTTCGAAAACGAGAGTGCCCTACGACTCTTTGCCGTAGAGTTTGTCTACATTGCCGGTAGTAAGCCAGGCCACAAGGCCGGCCACAATCTGCTCGACCTCCGTGACCGAGAACCCGTAAGACGGGCGATCGATCACCAAGTAGACGCCGAGAAAGTCGTAATCGTTCGCCGCTGTAAGCGGGTCGGTCACGACTTTTCGTTGGTCCAGACGCGCCATTGATCTGGTACGAGTACCAGACGCTTGGTGCGACAGTGTCATCTTCCAGGACTCATCCGAGTTCTGGTAGACGGACAACTGGCCGTCGATTTTAACTCGAGGCATGGACTTAGCGACAGAATTGATAGTAACTGATTGAGGATCGGTGAAAGCCATGGTAAACCTCCAAAGAGAAGTGGTAAAGATCAGCGGGCATCTAGCGACTTACCAAGTTACTAGAGAGCCTAAGACCCACTGAAGAATGGAGCTCACAACCAGCGGCTGACGCCGAGGGCTGCAAGGATCCCTAATTGCATCCCCGACAGAGAAGTCGGAGAAAGCGCAAACTCAAACGGACTTTCAGACGGTACTCGACGGCGCACCCGCACCTCTTGATAAGAGGTAGCTGTGATGGTCGTATTCGGGTACACGTGAGTCGTAATGTACTCGTACCGATCAAAGGTTTCCCTCATCAGGTACAAGTAACGGGCCACGACTGAACCGGTTGCCAGGTCTTCAGTTCGTTGAACGAACTTTCCAACGTCTGTAAACCAGTCGACCAGCCATGTCCACGGAGTCACCTTATAGATCAGGGTAGGACTAATATTAGCCCCGGCTAGTGTTAGAAACTGCCTAGCCGCGCGAACACGATCATTCATGTCCGTCCCCCTGTCAAATTCGGGGCGATAGTACTTGAATGAGCCACTGTACCAAATCCGTGTCAGTTTCTGACGGCGAACTTGGAGAGTAACCCTAGTACATGTTCCGGACCCTAGAGCAGGGGCCAGATAGGTGCGGAAGATCGGAGAGTTCGAACTCTTCGTATCGTTGTACACCAGGGTATCGCTCAGAATGTCATCCTCGTGAAACTCCTTCTGCTGCCACCTATCGTTACGCCTCTCGGCGTTATCGAGAATGTGGACGTAGTCAGTGACGAGGTTAAGCATGTCACTAACATCCTTAACAAAAGGAGCCCAGCCGAACTGGGCATTGAGAAAGTGATTTGCAACACTTTTAGGGGCGGCTCGCACGTTGGTAACGTGCGAAGCAACCGTTCCCTTCAAGTTATTCCAAACAGGGATGTGCTGAGAACCGCCCATAGCTTTCCACGCGAAGTGGAAACCTTTTGCGGTAGTACTCAACATCTTAGGCACATCTCGGGCTTCGGCAATAGCCTGCCCGAGACCAGCTTTCTCAACTTTTGGACGCAGCCTTGCGTAGGCTGTGTTCCCGAGGGATTGGAGATCGTTTGGATTCAGCTGGGTTCGGTAGTCAGACGGGGATGAGATATCTTTCCCCCCAATCTGCACCAGGTCAGGAAGACCTGTGTGAATAAACGAACCCTTGTAACCAACCTGCCATAAGTCGCCGCTTTGGCCCTTCAGCGGGTAACCCGCTGGAGCTTCTGACAACGACTGATAAGGAAAGATGGTGCCGGACCCTGCGATTCCCGTAGGCTCCGTAACTCGAACCAGGAAGAAAGGTCCACCCGTTTCAAAGGGGGGCCCTTCGTTGAGAGTATCGAAACACTTCTCAACGACGCCGGGTGCAAAATGCAGCACCTGGCCGGTGCCTGGCATCTCATAACCGTTCCGCTTGTTCCGATAGAAGGTCGAACCTACTACCTGCGGAAAAGCTACGGATGAGTCGCGCGAGCGAAAACGGAGAGTCATAGTGGCCTCCAAATAGGTGAAAAGTGAAGAGTTTGCAGGAAAACACATTTCTGTGTCAAGCCATCTCACGATGTCTAGGGCCCCTTAGGGGGC